TGTTTTACCCGCTTCACCGGATGCGCGTGAAGCGCGACGGAACAGCTCGCCCAAATCTTCTTCGATTTCATTAACCAGCGTGCGCATCGCCTGGGTAACCTGGTCGCGGCGGATACCGTGATAACCCGGGCCGGATTTAATGCCCTTCTGCTGTTCACCTTCCCAGCGGAACGGCACCATACGCGATTTCGTAATGGCCAGCGACACATTTCCAATATCCTGGTCACCGTCATCCGGGGGCAGTTGTCCGGGCTTCACATCTTCAGCGTCTGAAGCCGGTGTCACAGGGATACGAATCGGCTGGTTGAGCGCTGCGCGTTCAGCTGTGGCGTCCAGCGTGATGGAGGGAATAAACCCGCAGAGTTCACGGGACACGATGTCCAGCGACTGATACAGGTCGGGAATGAGTTGAGTCAGGGTATTAGACATGCAGGGTTATCCTGTTAATCGGTAATCTGTACACCCGCACAGGCCCGTTCGCTCTGCTCCTCAGGGCTGAGGGATTCGAACTGTGCGCGGGTCAGTGTGTTCGGATTCGTATTGCCATTGCCGCCGCCGGAACCGCCGCCTGATGCGCCGGTGCCTTTGAGGATCTGGTCTTTGTAGGGGTAATGCTCAACGAGAATGCTCAGTGCTTCATCAAACCCCGCCGCTTCACCGGGTCTGGCCGCACTGAAGATTTTGTTTCCTTCGCGATCAAACGCCGTGACGGCGTCACCGACGACCTGAAAGTTGCTGCCGAATCGGGCTTCCACCAGGTCAGCCGGAATACTCATTTTCTCGGCGATGAATTTTGAACGGGCGAAACTGCCGCCAATTTTCTCCGCCGTGAGCTTCTGGCTCAGGTCGTCGCGTTCTTTCACGATGGGGGCATACTTCTCTTCCAGCGCACGTACGGCTTCAGTGCGGACCTTTTCGACTTCACCGGCATCCACCAGCGTTTTGTCTTCCAGGTTCTTCACGGTATCCAGTGCTGCCAGCGCAGCGGCCGGATCATCAATGCCTTCAAAGGTCTTCAGCTGCGTTTCAGCACTTTCCGCACGCTCACGGTGCGACTTTGCCTCACCGTTAAGACGCGAGATGGTCTGCAGGGTGCCGGGGGCATCAAACACCACCTCTTTGCCGTCATCCTGCACGTACACAGGTTTGCCATCGTTTACGACCACATGGCCGTTCTCATCGAGTTTCAGTTTCATCAGGGTCATCCAACCAGGTAAGAGCCATCCGGCCCGTGGCACCGTGCTGCATCCGCAGCGAACGGCAATAAAAAGACCCCTGCCTCTGCACGGGCCCGGAGAGGGCTAAACCGGGGATGTGGTTACCGGCTTAGCTGGCAAAGACGGCGGCATGGCGCGGATACGCGCCTGCTCTTCCGCCCAACGGAGTTCGCTGTTAATAAGGCCACGGCGCTGTATCTCGTTGAACAGCGTCTCGTCAGACAGTGCCCGCGTTTTATACATGTCCACCAGGAAGTCAGCTGAGGCTTCAGCCAGCGTGGTGGCACCAAAATCACTGAAGATAGTGACGTGCCCGCCTTCGGATTCACCAATCCATTCCGCCAGATACTGCAGCGCCAGCCGGGCCGCATCGGTGAGGTCACACACCATGCGCTGCAGGGCGCTGGTGCTCGCTTCATTATCGGTCAGCGTCTGCACCACGGTACGGTGGCCGGGTTTTACCACCAGCAGCTCGGCTCCTATCTGACGCATTTTCTCTTCAAGGTCGATGATGTCTGTGCGCCCGGCCTCGATGGCCCTGCCGCTGTGCTCCACATAACGCAGGTCTGCTTCATCCTCTTCTGACAGGATGGCCGATGCCGCACCCACCGAAATGGGACCGTCGCCGAGCTTTTTGCCGAACAGCACCGGTACACGGGCGACATGCAGGATGGTCTGCTGGTCACTGCGGGACTGCCAGTGTTCAACATTGAGCCAGGCCAGTTCAGCCAGCGGTGGCCGTCCGTTCATAAACCCGCGCTTGTCACCGTAGACCGGGACAAAGGTGATTTTTTTCAGGCTGGTTGTGCCTTCATCGTGCAGCTGCCACTCCAGCACCCCGCTCGTTTCATTCAGCTTTTCGCGATAAATCCGCCAGCGGCCGGGATTCAGTACCCTGACCTGCTCAATGTTTTTCACGACAAATTCATTCTGCGGGTCACGCTCACTGACCGTCTCGACGAATCGCAGCAGCGTGAACGTCTCCTGTCCGTTAACCCGCTCTGAGTCATAATCCAGCAGGCTGGTGGCATTCACCCTGGCGAAATAAGGCCGCAATCCACGCTGGCGCTCTTCAGCCAGAGAGAGCTGTTTATCCGCAGGTGGGTGCTCGACAAGGATGCCGCAGAGTCCGTAGGCCATCGCTTCTTCAAACGTGTCAGCCAGAAAGGAGTGCAGGTTAGTGCCCTGCAGGTCCACATCCCCGAACATCTCACGTATGCGCGCAGGCACCGCGTCTTCATTCCAGGTGACCGGGCGGGAAAAGGGTTTGCCACTCAGCACCTCGACCGTCCTGGAAAACGCCGGGAACAGCGTCGCCACCGCCAGCCGGTTCTTATAAAACGCTTCTTCCTCACTGGGCCATTTCGGCAGATAAATTTTGCCTGCCTGACGCATGACTGCTGTGCCGCCCAGCAGCACGCTTATCATCGGCCAGCATCCGGCCATCGATTCGATTTTGGGCGATCGTTTCCGGACGTCGTTGCTCATATTGATGTTTTGTCAGGCAGAGAATGGACGGACTGTTGTGCCTTTCGGCTGGAACAGTTCTGTAACAGCCCAGACCAGCGCATCCAGGCGGTCCGGTGATTTCTTCGCGGTAGCGGGCACGTATTCCAGAAGCTGGTTTTCGAGCTGGTAGAGGTTGCCACGGTGCGCCACCCGGCCCTGCTCATACAGCGCTGAAATGGGCTCAGCCCGGGCAAACTTGCCCTTACTGGCATGGACGCGGACGATCCGCCCGCGGTAGCCCGCATTGCGCAGCGTGTCTTCGGCCATGTCGCCGCCCTGGTTGGTTTCAATGACGATGGCTTCAGCGTGGTGATCTTCATAGGCTCTGATGGCGCGCTTCGCCCAGCCGTTCGGCGAGTACTTACCGGAGTAATCTGCGTCTGCAGAAAAAAGCCTGTCATTACCGCGCCCGTAACTGCTTGCTACAACAATCCCGGTCTCATCACTCTCTTCGCTGTTGGTGGCCTGCGGATCAATGGCGACGACCGTCCGCGACGGCTGCAGAGTGATATCCAGCGCACGCGCACCGGACACCATCGCTTCGGTCCAGAGTGCACCGTCGGCATTAAACCGGCGGGGCCGCTGCATATACTGTGCTTCGGCTGTGCGCCGGTGTGAAAACAGTGAGGTGCGATGTGATTCATTGTGCTTATATGGCCAGAGCCAGCCGTCAGGCAGACCATGTTCAATGGGTATCGCATGCGAGTTTTCCGGGTACAGCAATGAATACTGTTCGCTGTTATCAATCAGCACCGGCAGGTTCAGATGATGCCACTGTTCGCCACTGCCACCGCGCAGCAGGTATCCGCTCAGGTCATGGTAGTGAATGCGCTGCATGATGACCACGATGGGTGTGGTCTCAATAGCCAGACGGGAACGTATGGTTTCGTTGAAACGGGTGTTCACCCCGACACGTATGGTTTCGCTATAGGCGTCGTCTGGCTTTACCGGGTCATCAATGATCAGACTTCCCTGCCAGCCGGACTCCATATGACCGGCACGAAAGCCGGTGACCTGTCCGGCAGCGGACGAGGCATACACCCCGCCGCCGTATTCAGTCCACCACATGGCTTTACTGTCAGCATCATCGCGCAGCGCCATCGGCCACATGGCCTGATAGGCAGACGATTTCACGATACTGCGCGTGGTAGACGAGTTCAGTAATGCCAGGTTGTGGGAATAGGACAGATGCAAGAAGCGTGCGCGGCGGTTCAGCGCCAGCCCCCTGCCCATCATGTTAATGGTGGCCAGTTCCGTCTTGGTGTAGCCCGGGGGCACATTGATGATGAGTCGCCGGATGTCGCCATCAATCACCCGGTCCAGCGTCCGCTGTATCACCTGATGATGAGGCGCGACAATCATTCTGCTGCCGCTGCGCTGCTTAAAGAAGTAACGGGTAAAGTAGAGTCCGTCCTCTTCACATTCTATACGGCGTGCAGCGGTCTTAAAATCAGCAGTCGTCATCCTCCAGCATTTCCCGGCGCGCCTGCCGGTATTCCTCGCGTGAAAGCAGCGCAACCTCAAGCGGGCCGCCGTCTTTGCCTGTCAGTGATGTCGTAGCCTGTTCGCGGAATGCCTGCACGGAAATGTGTTTGCCGAGCAGTTCCAGATTCCTGACTTTGTCCGGCCACTTAATCTTTTTCAGGATACCGACCATCTCGCGCTCTTCGCCCCGGCCTTCAAACATCTCAGCCAGATCGAATCCGCTCAGGTATCGGCGCCATGAGGCTGGCCATTGCGATACAGGTTTGATGCGCATGTCATCTGTCATGATGTCGAGCACGTCCATCTGGTCAATCTCGATCAGGCGGTTAAGAACATAAGCAGCATCAATGTTTATTTGTTCGTTACGCTGTAATTTGAGATCTGAAATACGGTTCTGAATACTAATCTTTGATAAGTTCTGAGCACCCTGCACGTTCGCGGCCTTTGCACTATACCCCGCCCGGATAGCAGCCTGCGTGGCGTTTAAATCGATGAGGTACTCGCGACAGAACATTTCTTGTTTGTCGGTGAGTGCCATTTATATTTCCCAGGTGAATTATGAAAATCGAAGATGTTTTTGATTATCTTCCAGCCAGACCCAAGCTAACGGAAGAGAAATTGCTGCTAGATTCCATTCATGAAAATTCAGATTGGCTGCCATTCTTGCATCATGTTTTGGGTTCTGGGCTGATAACTCCATCCCTTCAGAACGCTTTTCACACCAAGTGGATTGAGTGCGGCCACTTTATTCGTTCCCAATTAAAGGATGACAAAGCTGTGGCGCTCCTACTCTTAAAGCTCATGCCCAAATATTCTGGTGATGGCCTAACTGTCTTTCGTGGTGAAAATGAGCAAAGATTCAATTCAGGTAAAATAGGTTTCTGCTGGACCACTAATCGTGAAGTAGCTGAGATGTTTGCCCGCGGTCTGAACGCCTGCCAAAGTCGGGGCTTGCTCTTACAATGTTATGCACCATCAGGAGCAATATTTTCAGGCCCAAATGAACATAGTCACTACTTAGGCGAAAGCGAGGTGACTGTGAACCCTGTATTTTTGGAAAATGTTCAAATCATTTCTTACTATCCGCGCTCTCATTAATACCCTCTGGCACGTACTCCATCTTGAGCACGTCATCCGGAGTGAGGTATATCCAAGCGCCATTTTCCTGAGCAACACCAATGAAGCCGTTTACGATTTCAGGTTGTGAGCGATTCATAATGCCAATGTGAATTTCGCCTGATTTGGTAGTGACTGTAATGCGGTAGACGTCAGGCATATTCACTCCAATAAAAAAGGCCGCCGCAGCGACCTTGATCTCTTTAGTTTCTTTTATGATGTATGACAAGCAATACTGCAGGTTCTACAACCATTAGCCCTTGAATAGCCGAGCCTTTTCGCTTCCTGCACAGCAGGTGCGCAAGTTGTAAAATTGCCAAGTGAAACCCTGTTTTGGGGTAATGGCAAAAAACGGCAGCTATCAGTGTGAACTTCATGGTCGCCATTTGCTTGTTGGTTTTTATTAACGTAGTAAGAGGTCATCTCGTAATCCCTTAAGACAAGCTGAACATTCAGCTCAGAGATACTATCTTGCATACATCGTCGACATAAGAATTATCTTACTGCTATTTGATCCTCGTCACTCATCATGAAGGCAACCATATCAGGATTGGCTATTCTGCTGATGTGCTCTTCTTCAATAG